CCCCTTTGGACAAAAACATTTTGATTATCAATTACCCCTACTGGTAAATTAGGCTCACTACCATATTGAGATACTGCAACTGGATAAAAGTTTTGCGGAGTTATACCAGAAGTTGAGCTAGATATAACCGCAAATTCATTAGCTGTAGTAAATATTAATAAGTTACCATTAGAAGATTTTAAATTAACAATAGTATTAATTTGGTCTGTATCTAGTGTTGCATCTATTGCTTCATCATCAAATAAAGAACCTAAGTCAAAATCAAAAAATAAATTTACTTTTGACCCCCATAAAGTTTGCGGTCTTGATTTAGAACCACCAAACCACAATCTACCCCTATGAAATGTGACTGTTTTTGGATAGCCCCTTGTACTACTCCATACATCTTCAAAGCCTGTTAAATATTCCCATTCTCCATTAGGAATTGCAGTAGTAGAATAAAAAGGGATTTCAGTAATTGCCCTTACTTGTGTTGCAGATATATATTCAATAACCCTAGCTCTCCCACCTCGACCTTGTAAATATTGCCCAATACTAGCAGTAGAGAAAGGTGTCCCAGCAGAAGCTGTTAATGTAACTACACCTTCTGTTCCTGAAGGAGTTAATGTTCCTGCTGGTGTAGCTATTATTGGATCAAAATCATATTTTGGAATATGATCAAAACTTATATCATTTATTAACCATCTATCGTCCGCTCCTTGTCTAATAAGTTTTTGAGGGTAAGTATCTTCTTGCACTATGATTGCAGTATCTGCTGATTGTGTATAATCTAAGGAAGTTATAACCGCATTAGTTAATCTATTAGCTCTAACATCAGCTTGATGAACTTTGTTTTTATATACCGCTATATTTTTATCTGTTATTACTAGCATGTAGCTATCAGTAACACTAAACTCAAAAGGGATTTGTTTAATATTAGATAAAGTGGATTCTTCAACAAAAACATTAAATTCTTGTAAAGTAACTTTATCAGTTCCTAAATCTGTTGAGCCTATACGAGCAAATCTAACATAACGATATGTACCTCTTACGGCTCTTCTTCTTGTAACTGCTGTCGTACTTAAATCTAAAGCTGTGCCAAGACTTGTCCAAGATATATTGTCAGTTGATACTTGTATAAAAAACTCACTATCATTTGTTTGGCTTGTTAATGAGCAACCAACAACATCTACAAAAGCCAAATCCTTTTGACTACCTAAATCATATTGAACGACTATATAAGGGTTTATAGTAGAAATGTTAGTTGTGGTAACTAGAGTTGTTGCAGTATTGTCATCATTAGCATTTGCTCCAGTTCCTCCGTTAGGAGTTGTTATTGATGGGCTGGCTTCTCTTGTTGTTTGCCTAAATAATCTTTGAATAAATTCTAAACCATCATCTCTTTTAAAGCCCCCTTGTGCTAATACAGCGACATTAGTCATGTTTTCAGTAGCGCCATAATATTTATCTATATCAGTTCTACCTATTAGTAAAGGATCTAATTCGCCTGTTGTAAATTTGTATTGTGTTTGCTTTATTGGCATATTAACTAAATCTAGCTACTAATAAATCATTACCACCGCCATTACTATTAAAAGAAGGTGAAGGACTTTGAATACTGTCTATTCTTTTTGCTACTGCAAATTCTCCTCCATTCAAATTGTCAGAAGGATTTCCAAAGGCTTCAACTTTTTTTAATTGTAAAATCTTTAGATCATCTGTTATAGGTAAAGCTAATTTAGTTGCTAAGGCTTTCACAGCAAACTCTAAAAAATAGGGAGGGAATTGACTCTCGTCAGGTTGAAACTGATAATCAATATATACTGTGCTTTCATTAGTATATACTTGGTTTTGATAAATTTGATAGTTTGTTTGTGGTAAAATGTTAGTTTCAGACCCTGTAAAAAACGCTCTAAATACCAATAAATCACTTGGCATTTGGTAAGCATATTTCCATTCGTTTAAAGGGTTTTCAGTTAGTCTAGCTAATTGAATTTTCTTTAAAGTAAAATTCCATTCGTGGATAGATAGTAAATATTTAATATATTCAGGGTATATTAAACCGCAAGTATTAGAGGGTGGAGTGTTAGCAGTAAAACTACTTATAGCATCTTCTCCTAATTCCGCTAAAGCCTTAGAACATATATCAAATTTACTAGCCATAATAATTTAATTTTTAAGCAAATAGCAGGGTTTTTACACCCTGCTACCTACTATCTTTGACAGAAGATTCTATTAGTCAGTATCAGTAACCGCAATTGCAGTACCATCAGATACATCGACAACGCCAGAAGCATTGCTTAAAACAACTAATAATGTAGCAGTAGGAACACTTGAGTCCCAAAGGTAAATTAAATCACCTACTTTAAGAAGCTTAGAGGCATCGTTAAAATATCCTGCTGTATTAACATCAGCCAAAGCGTCAGCATCAGGAGTAACATAACTCCACATTTGTGGAACATTACCAGCTTTTGCTTGTCCGCCAATTGGTTGTAAGTTTGCTGAATTGTAAGCCATAGTAATTTTAAATTAAGATTAATATTAAGTTTCGTCAGTAAGTACTTCAATAATACCTGAATCATCAATAGCAGCTGCACCAGCAGAAAAAGTACCATTTGTCAACCAAGAAGTTTTCTCTGCAATCCAGTCAATCTTAGTTTGCATTTGCATACCGATGGCAAGACCTAAAGCGGCTTTATGATAAGCAAAGTTTTTACGAACATCACCAGCAGCAACTGAAAGTCCACCTTCGTCTCTATCTTCGATAAGTACAAATTTAAAGCCTAAGAAAGTGTCCATTTCACCATTAACCAAAGCTTTAACTGAATTGAAATCAGAAGAAGTAGCAGAAGTTTCGCCTAGTAATTGCTCAAGACCGATAGCTGAGTGAACAAAAGTTCTTTCTGTTGCAGGAACACCAGCAGCATCAAGAAGTCTTTTTGCTCTTCTTAATTTATCAACATTAAGACCAGTATCAGCACCACCTACTGAAGTAGCAACTTGAGTAGCAGAAGCACCAGCATCGGCTTCATCAAGAATTAATTGATCCAAACGACGACCCATAGCAGAAGCAATAGCTTCTTTTAGTTCTCTTCTTTCGTCAAAGTTGACTTTAGATTGATTGAATATATCAGTATATTCAGGGGCATTCCAATCTTCTAAGGTAGCAGTTACATTAGAATGCTGTACATTCATTGGTACAACATCAGTTTGCGGGATTCTAGGTTGAGCTAGACCCTTTCCTAATTTAGGGAAGCGGTGAGTTGAACCAACAACACCAGTTTTAGTTCTTACAGTGCCAAATAATTTAGCAGCACCTTGGTAAGCTTGCTTTACTTCAGCATCAAACTGAGCGATAAAAGCAGTAGATAAAGTTGCGGACATTATTAAAACCTTTAATTATTAACAAAAAAACACGAGTATTATTCGCACAATTAAGCTAATAATCATCAAGGTATTAGGCTCTCAGATCATCAGGATTGTTACTTCAAGATTCGCTCTTGCTAGCGTTTTATGTATCATTAGGGTTGCAAAGCAATTAGCCTAAGATAGATAAAATTATCTAAACTTAGGCTAGAAACCACTTAAAACTATGTCAAGTAATTTTTAATTGTTATTTTTACAATTATGAAACTGCTTTAAAATAATCTTCTACTTTTTTATGAACATCAGCATTGCCTGCTTCATATTCAGGGGAAGCGATTAATTGATCTATTTCTGCACGAGAAGGCAAGCCATCTTGAACAGCAGTTTTAACTGGTATGTCTTGCTCACCAGTCAAGGCTCTAAGCTTACTAATTACTGCTATACTTGCAGCATCGGTTAAAAGATTATTATATACTGGCAATTCATCTTTAGATAATACGCCATTATTAACCAAAGCGTGTCCCCAATTAGCTAATCCTTGCAAAATCTTAGGTCCATTGTCTCCGAGTTTTTTTAATTCGCTTGCTTTATATTCTTCAAATTGCCTTTGCCTTTCTTCTTCATTAAGAGGTCCATCAACAATCAAGCCATTTTCTTTTAAAGCTGGCATAACTGATGAAATAAAAGCATTAAATTTATCTTTAGACAACCCTGCTTCCAAAGCCTTTTCTTTTAGCAAAGCAGTTGTAGGGCTCTCATTTGGTAGTAATTCATTTAAAGACTCATCTAAAACATATTCATCAATAGATTTAGGGGCTTTATCGCTTCCTTTTTCTGAAAGCTTTCTTCTTAAACCTAAGGCTTTTTCTTGCTCTTTTTTGTAAGCTTCAATCAATTCATTTTGTTTAATAGATTTATTTTCTTCATCCCAAAAAGAATCATCTAAACCTTCTGGCTTTATTGCTTCTTTAGATTCTGTTTTATTTTCAATCTCTTCTTGTTGTTTGTTATACTCTTCCTCTTGGATTTGATCTACTGTTTTTTCTTGTTGTTCAGGCTCTATACCTGCAATTAAACTTTCTTCTGTCATTTGATTTTATTTTAAAGTTGATAAAAAATTAACTATATTAGTATGTCCTTTTTTTGTAGCAATATCCAAAGCGGTATTGCCGACATTATTTCTATAGTTTAAAAATGGTTTTTCAGTGGTGCATATTTCTTTAACTTTTTCTAAGTTACCAGCTCTGCAAGCTATTTGTAAAGGAGTATCGCCTTTATGTAAATTAGTTGGTAACTCTTCAATTTCTTGAGTTTGTTTTTGAACCTGTGTTTTATTTTTTTTCTTTGCCATTATTTTTTAATTGAATTAATACGATCTATAATACTACGCACAACTGAGTTTTGTCCTTCTCTTGCAAAAGCGTGATGAATTGCTGATTGTCCATCTACAACTCCTCCACTTGGAACCCATGCAGGTTGCTCAATTGTGATTTTCTTTAAATGCTCTAATACTTTTTTTCCTGCAGTCGTTCCAAAACAAGCCATATATTGCTCATTCAATATTTGTTGTGCTTGCTCAAATTCTTTTTGCGATTGCTTTTCTTCTTTATCTAAAGAATCCAATCCCCACGGTGTATTAATATCTGTCATTATTAATTTGTATTGTTATTGAATTTGTTGCTGTTGTGCCAAGCCCTCAGCTATTTGTTGTTTTAAAGTCTCTCTTTCCTCATTAGTTCTTATTGCTAAAGGTGAAACACCTAATTTTGCAACTATAATATCTGCAAGCTTTTCAGTGTCAAAGGTTAATTGAGTTAGTTGACCTGTTGGATCAATAGCTTTCAATATTTGATCACTTTGAACAATGGCGTTTACTTCTTCAATAGCTTCTGATTTAGCAATTGGCGACAATATTTGTGTTGTAACTGCTATATTATCAATCTTAATTCCACCGCCAAAAGTTATAATTCCTTTCTTCTCAAGAATAGTTATTACATTTTGTAATAATGGTTGGATAAATTCAAAGATTAATCTACCAAAAGCGGCTCCAGTATCTACCTGTAACTGCTTCATTCTTTCTACAATTTCAGTTGCACTTCTTACTGGTCCAGCATCAGGTGGTAATCTATTATTAAGCATTAAAGAATTGATTTGTTGTTTCAACTCTTCAAACATAAAGTTTTGTGCGTTTAAATCACCTGTTCTTGGTAATGGTGCAATTGAAGGACCAGATGGACCACCATTTCTTGCGACTGGTATTACTCCATTTGGTTGAATTTTAATTGTATTAAAGTTTGTAATTCCGTCATCTGTTGCAGTATAAACTCCAAAGATATTAAGCTGTGCCGCTCTTATTGCTAATTCTTTGCCTTTATTAAGCATTTTAAGGTCTGGCAAGGCTTGCAATAATGGACCTCTGCCAAATACTTCACCTACAACCTTTGACCATCTAACGATCACCCAAGGGTTTCTATTTAAAGTTCTTGATACTACTCTGTCTTTGTTATACAAAACATCATAATACCACACTTTAGATTTACTGTCATAATAAGTAGCTTCTTTAAACTCTAATTCTTTTTCAGGCTCATCTTTAATGATTTTTAATATATCGCTTGTTGGTTTTATATCTTTCCAAGTGTCAAAAATACCCCTTGCTGGCAAGCAATGTTTTCTAAATATACCTGCTATTTCTCCGTTTGAACCTTCATCTAAAGCTAAATTTGCAGTAGGTACTGAAATAAATCTAATTGGTTTATCATCATTTTCACCTTCCAAAATAAGCATAGCACCAGTTCCGACAGCTAAGTCATAAAACATTTCGCCGACTGCAACACTAAAGTTTGAGCTATTAATTACCGAAAATAATATATCAGTTACTAATTCTAGTATTTTATCTACTTCTTTTTTTTGATCAGGTGGTATAGCTGGACCAGCTTTTAACTCTGCCCATTTAACAAAAGTAGGTGTTAAAGCTGATTGCATACGATTGACAAAGCCATTTAAAGCACTTATGCCCGCTGAATCATAAACCTTTTCCATTTTATTACTACCTTGTGAGTAGGTAGTGAATAAGTTGCGTTGTGGCAATGCTAACTCATAAGCACTTTCAAAAAGTGATTTATATTGCATCTGTACACCTTCAGCAACTTGTATTCTTTTTAGTAATTTTTCTTGTGTTAGTTGTGCCATATTAGTTTAACCTTTCTATTATTACATTTAAATCTTCTACTGTAAGACTTGATGTGTCGGTATTGTTTGTAATAAATATTTCCAAATAATCATCAGTTGCTAAAGAAACTATATCTTGACAAGTAATCCCTTCCGCCTTTCCACCTGCGCTTGTTGTTGATGTGATTTCGCTTTGTGGACTAGTTACCCCATTTTTAGCACTCCTTATTGCAACTTCTTTATTTGAAGAGCCTGTAACTGTAAGACAAGCAGTTATTTTATAAAAACCTGTCAAAGAACCTTTATAAACTGCTTTATTGCTTGTGGTTGTTACATCAAATTTCTCAACAAATTCTCCTGTTGTTGTTGTGCCTAAAGCTTTATAAAAAGTACCACTAACTGCAATAGTGGTTGCTGTGGCATTATTATTCATATAATATTGTGCAATATTAGCAGAGTTATTTATTCCTCTACAATCTGTTATTCTTGATTTATTGTCACTTGTTGAAATCCCTGCAAGATAAGTTCCTCCACCTGCGAAATTAATTGCATCTAAAATATAACCTTCGTTTGGTATAGTCATTGAGGTAGAAGCATTTATTCCAGTTTCTCCTAAAAAACCCAAAGTAACAAACGATGAATAAATAATTCTAAACCTTCTCGTTACTGTTAATGTGGCTGGTAATATTATTGAGGTTTTTCCTGCTCTATTTTCAAACAAGCAAGTTTCAAAAGCTATAGTTCCGATACTTCCGTCAAAAGTTAAATCTCCGCTATCAAGAAAAGCCGAAGATTGCATAATAAAATTTGTATAAGTTTTAATAGTTCCGCAACTTTCGCAATTAGTTAAATTGACAGCATACCAATCAAGAGCTTGATTTGAATTACCAGTAGCATCAAGATTAAAAGCGACATCTGCCTCTATTGTGATATTACGCATTGGTAAAGACCACACAGAAGTAATTAAAGCTGTACCTGTTAATCCTGTACTTTTTAAACGACAATTCTCAGAAGATACGCCAAATAAGACAGTATTTTGACCACAAACTAATCTATCACCTAGTAAATCAATTGTTGTAGTTATTAAATAACCAGTATTATCTTCTAAAGTAATAACTCCTGAGGTTGCATCTGGTAATTTATCTTTAGAGTCTATTACCCTATAGTTAGTTATAGAGTTTATATTTTGTATAATTATGTTTCCATTTAAAGGAACTGTAGTCACTTTGTATTGCAAAGTTGCGTTGTTATAAACTACTGTAATAATATCTTTTATTTCTAAATAAGTTCTAGCATTATTAAAGTAGCCCTCTGTTTCTACAGTGTTTAGGCTGTCAGTTGTGCTATAGCTAAACATTTGAGGACTTGCTCCCCTTGTTGATTGTCCGCCGATTGGTGAAAATTTATTTATATTAAATGCCATTAACCTAATGTTTCACTTTGTGCTAGCCCTGTCTCTGGTCCAGTAACTAAACTTCTACGCCCTGCTCTTTTTCCTGCTGTTGCTCTTAATGCTCCAGCTTGTCTTTTCATAGTCTTTTCTTCTTGTTTTGCAATAATAGCTTCTTGCTCCTCTTGCCTTTTTCTTTCATCACTTGCCATAGCTTTAGCTCTAGTCTCTGCCCTTCTTGCCGCTTCGTTTTGCTGTTGTGCTGAATACGCTGTTGCTCCAGCTCCTAAAACCGTCGCTCCTACTAATATCCCTGTTGCTATTGCTCCCATTTTATAATGATTTAATAAAGTTAGTAATGTTTTGATCTGTTTCTATATAACCGTTGTTAATTAAATTTCTAGCTAAATTTTGGTTTTTAGTTGAACATAAAAGAAACTTTAATTTCTTTTCTTTAGCTTGTTTAAATACATGTGTCAATAGTTTGTCAATAAAATTCTTTCTTAAATGTCTTGGTGCGTTAGGATTGACAATAAACCATTCAGTAAAGCCGATATTCCCGCTTACACAATGATATAAAGAAACCGCCCCTATTTTAATATTTTCTTCTACCAAAATATAAGTTGTATCAGGTAAACATTCCAAAGGTGGACAGTGCCATTTAAAGAATTTAAACCATTCTTTCATATCTTCAAAATCTTCTTGTCTTAGTTGTATAATCATTAATCAAAAGGGTTCCAATTAGCTTGAGCGAATACCTGTTGAGTATTGCCATATTTTTCTCTAAATACTTTATTAGGTATAGGATAGGCAAAGGTTAAAGCCAAAGCATCACCAAGATCTGGCGACTTTAAATATCTTTTTTTTATCTCATCTTTGCTTTCTAGCTTCAATCTTCCTTGGCTGTCAAAAGTATAGTTAGGAGCTATTAAATCACTATGTAAATTGTCATTATCTTCAATACTTACTTCATCTTTTACCCACTCTGCCATTTTGCCCCACATCTCAGACCTTTTATTAAAAAACCTTTCTGGCTCATCAGAGCGTTGACCGAAGTTTATAGCTACACAAACCTTACTATACCCTAATTCTTTAAGTCTGTCATAGATTCCTGCCCCTATTCCCCCAATATCTATAAAGATTTTTTCCGGGTGATAATGGTTTATTATTTGAATTATCCTGCCTACAACCTCCATTGTATCAAGTCCACTGTAAGATTCGTGTTTATACTGCACCCTACCATCTCTAAAGACAATAGCTGTTTTGTCTTTGCCTTTATAAGCTGGATCAACCCCAACAACCAATTGATTGCCTTTATGTATATTCTTGGCTTTCCTAGCTCTAATTACAAATTCTGGCTGTATCAAACTATCATCAGAGCTTGTTTGAAAAGCTTCTGTTGCATTGCTTGGATATTCTTGTTTAAACTGCCATTCACCGCCTACAAAGTTATTGATCTTATTTCTACGCCAAGCGATTTGCTGATTATCAAGATTATATTGTTGCTTGAAGTCAGCTTCATCTTGTGTTAGCTTGAAATCATCATCTATTTCTTTTCTATATTCATCTTGCCAGAACCAAGGAATAAATATCAATTGATAATCATTAAGATTGTGCATTGCATTAGTTGCCATTCTATGATATAGATTACCAATACCATTGGCAGTTGATTCTAGTATTATTTCCGTTCCTTTTTCATCTGCTATTGTTTGCATAATACCAGTACTAATCTCATCTGCATTTTCCCAAAAAGCTACCTCCGAACCATGTAATAATTGTATTGTGTCAGACCTTCCAACAGTTCCACCGCCTGCTGTTCCGATTGAATAACCGCTGTCTAATTCATCAAAATATAATTGATTTGCGTTGCTGATCCCAGTGTGTGGTTTAATGATTTCTGGCGCTTTGTCATGATACCTTTTGACTAGTTTATATAAGTTATCAGTTGCATCTTTTCTATGTGTCAGAATAAAACACTTACTACCCTTTCTTTGTATGATTTGGTGATAAAATCTACCAGCAACATATGTTGAACAACCTTGTTGTCTACCTTTAAGAATAACTGCCCTAACTTTGCCAGTTAATCTTTTTTGTTCTTCTAGTTTTTCATGAATATATAATTGAGCCTTATTTAATTCAAAAGACTCTAATTGGCCGCTTTTAGTTCTTATGTTTAAACAATTCTTAGCAAAGAAAGGGAAATCAATATATAATTGTCTTAATTTCTCTTTTTGTTGATCTGTCAGTTCCATCATTTTAAGCTATCTAAGAAATCACCAAGATTAATATTGTTTTGAATATTAGTTTGATTACTATCTTTTTTATCACTCAAAAGTTCTCTTATCTCTTTTATAGCTTTTAGTTGTGTGTCTTCATTCTCAGCAGATAAAGCTAATTGATTTAGTTTGTTTAAAACATTGTCAATCTTATCACCAAAAAACTCCTTACTGTATTCTTGTATTCCTTTTTCTGCTAAATAATTACTAACATTCTTAGCAATATCTTGTTTGATTAACTCTTTTTTATCGCTCATTAGTGAATATCGATTATTTGCATTTTACGATCATATTCTTCTTTGAAAGCTCTTTGTAACTCTACTAATATTTGACTAAATCTGTATTGTGGCGCCCTTCCCTTTTTTTCCCAATTTCTAATTTGAACAGTTGAAACACCAGCTAAATTGGCTAATTGAGTCTTATTTATCTTTAAATTCTGCATTAATTGATATACTTTATCTATATCAACAAAATCACAATGTTTATTCATTATTTCTTTTATATGCTTTGTTTAAATCTTCTAGTAAAGAGTTAGACTGCATTTTAATATTATATGATTGATTAGCTTTTTCGCTGTCTAATTCAATAAAATATCTGTCTTTTTCTAGTGTCCAAGCTCCACCAGTGTATAAATCTATCAAGAAAAATGGAGGGATTAACAAATCAAGTAAAGCTAAATCACTAAATTTATTCTCTATTATTATAGATGTATCATTATAACCATCTTTTTTTAATCTTACTGCTAAATCTTTTCTTCTTTCTGCTTCAAAAACAACTGGTGCTTTTCCAATATATTTATCATCTATTATTACTTTTGCACCTGCTGGCTCACTATTAATTGTTATTTTCTCCTTTGAACCATTGATAACACTAGCACAACCACCCAAAAACAAAAAAACTCCTGTCAAAAATCCTATTTTCATTTTTTACCCTTTTTTATTAACCCAGACCCATATGTTACACTAAATCTCATCTAAAGCTTTATTATAATCTTTCAACAATAAACTATAATCATGTAACAATCCAAGTCTTCTAAACATTAAAATAGTATTCTCATTCAATAAATATCTTGATCTAACATAATCCAGCTGTTTTTTAGCTTTTTTCTTATCATCTTTGGCTAAATTCACCATTTTTTTTAAAAAATCTCTCATTTTCAGCTCAAACTTAGTCAATTGCACTCTAAATTTCTCAAGTTGATCTTCTTGACTTACAATAATCATAAAAAAAAAGAGTAAAAAAAAATGTGATTGTTGTTTTGAGTCAACTTGTAAGATTTTCTTACTAGTTGCTAGTTTAGAGATTTACTTTTGACCGCTCGCGCCAATTGCTCGCTAATGTCAAAAGATTATACGCTTTCAGCGGGACACTCTTGCAAATTCTAGTGTAGCATCCCTGCTAGCGCTTACCCCCAAACCCCCAAATTTCTGGGTTTTGTCAAGTCTTTTTTTTTTAATTTATTTTGTCAATAGTTTTTTTTATAAAAAAAAATCCTCTTGCAATTGGCAGACTGCAAGAGGAAAGGAAGTAAATAAATGTGTATTTAAAAAAATATAATCAATATTTTGTTTATTTTGTCAATAACTTTTTTATTTATCATCTTACCAACGCCAGCAATATGATCTCAACTCTTGATTTATCTAGCTTGAAAAATAATTTAAAAATAATTGTAATTTTTTGTTGACAAATAAAATCATTGGTGCAATACTGAGTTTATCACACAAACAAACAATATCAATTAAATATTATAAATACTATGACTAACCAAGAAAAAAATAGACAAGATTATCAAGTTTTAAATAACTTAGCAAAACAAGCTAGAGAATTAAAAGATTTAGCTATTATGCGAGCAAGCCCATTAGAAGCAGTTACTTTAATGGAAAAGCCCTTAAACTTTTTTATTAAATCAATCTACAATCTACAAAATAAGGAATTAGACACTTTTCTTGGCTGGAAAAAGAAAGGCTACAAAGTAAAAAAAGGTGAAAAAGGTTATTTATTCTTTAGTACGCCCAAAACTTTCAAAAAAGAAATTGAAAACACAAAAGGCGAAAAAGAGCAAATAAAGTTTAATAGATTTTGTAAATGCTTTTTATTCTCAATCGACCAAGTCGAACAAACAAAACATTAATCAAAATCAACATCACAAAGCCCGCAATATTAATTAAATACTATAACAATGACAATATTAAAACAATCAATCATCGCAATCTTATTTTTCTTAATCTTTGCTACAACTATCATAAAAGGTTTTAGCTATGCAAGCAATCACTGCAAGCAAGCTACTAACAATAGCCAAGATTACAGATCTTGTTTGGGAATATAATTTAATAAAAATGACAACATACACAACCAAAAAAGGCGATAAATCTAAAATATTAAGCTTCAGGCTTGATGTTGAAGTTATTCGCAAACTTAACAAACTTAAAAAACATTACAAATATCTAACAGTTAAGGGCATTATTGCTAAACTGATTGAAGATGATTATAGCAACTTAAATAAATAAATAATATGAAATATAAGAAAATAATAAACTCAAATAAAGAAGATTTAGAAAAAAAATATCCGTGGCTTAAAGATGCAGATTTCCGAAATGCAATTATTTGTGATAAAGGGCCATATATAACTTGGGAAAATGGTACTTGGAAAGGTGGCACTTGGAAAGATGGTATTTGGAAAGATGGTATTTGGGAATATGGTATTTGGAAAGATGGTATTTGGGAAGGTGGTCAAATGTGGAACAACTTAGATCAAGAATATCAAGAAGTTACACAAAAAGAAAATAATAAATTTTTTAAACTAAACAAATAAATACTATGATAAATTCATTTGATACAAACATAAAAGAAACGCCTTGTAAATTCAAAATAAAAGCTACTGGCGAGGTAGTTGAAGGATTTAAAATGCAATCAAGCGACAACTCTATTAACTATTTAGTTAATGACAAAAATTACACTCATTTTATTTCTGAAGAAGTTGAAGAAATAGATACTTCTAGAATTGATACAATGACTGATTGTACTTATTCAATCATCGACCCCAAAACAAAAAAAATAATTCAAGAAATAAACGAAGGGGGTTTTGAAGTTAAATATAAAGATGGTGAGGTTGATTATTGTCAAGAGGGAACATTGAACTTTGTTCCACAAGATCAAGTGATTGATGTTGTTTATAAATAGAAAACGATCAATCTTCATTGCTAGAGCTTATAAGGCTTTAGCTGATAATAACTTAATTAAATAAACAAAATGACAACTTTCGCTTTTATCTATTTTGGAGTGCTACTAACTGGCGCAATAATAGCAACAATATTTTAAAAAAATGAAAATTTATAAACATTTAGCTTTAGCTAAAAAAGAAATAAAAGAAAAAAAATTATATGGATTTGATCTAATCAATATATTTTACGACACTTTTGACGCAATAATAACAAGCTATATTCAAGATAATAAAGTTATTAATATTGCAGATTGTCAAAAGAAACAAGACAGACTTGAAAATATCTTAATAAACAGACTTAATTTATATCAATAATATGTTAAAACTTCTCAACAAAGCACAATTTACAAGAGCTTTTTCGACTTATAATCAAATTAGATTAGTCAAACTTAATCCGAATTGCGAAGAAGACAAAGAATTTTTCGCTAATTTAACAGCTACAAATATAGCTTTTTCTGCTTTGCGACACTTTGTCCCAAATATGGAAAAAGAGGTTGATATTAACAATATACCAGCCGTTCAAGAGTACTTTATGCAAGCGGATAAAAGAAAATATCTTTTTGATGCTTATAGATATGTCTCAAAAAATAACAATATTTGTGAATTTGGCTATAACAAAGTAATAAATGAGCATGGCAAAGCTATTGGAGTAACTGGATTTATGCCTCATGTCATTGATGAAAGCGGGATTGTTAAGCAAATAGAAAGGGGTAATCATTTCACCCCCGAAACTAGAAGCAATGACACGCCAAGCAATTCGCCAGTTATTAGACCAAGATATGCTGCTATTGGCATGAAAAAAGCTTTAGAGCAACTTTTTGAAAACCGTCACAAATTAGATTTAGACGGCGAACTAATGTCGAACATTTTGGCTGATAACATAAGAAGTCAAAACTTTACATTAAAACACAAACTCAACATTGGTGAGCCTAAAATTGAAAATGGTATTGCTAAATGGAGAGAGAAAATAGGCAATTTTTTAAACCGCAAAACAGATATTTGCGAGGCTTTAAATTCAACAATTAGAAAGGGAGAAATAGCAAAATGAAAATACTAAACGCAATCTAAGTTAGCTTATTGCAAAAGATTTAAAAAACTTATTAACTTTGAAATATTATAAATTATGTCAAGAAGTGCAAACGATTTAAGAATTGATGAATTAATAACTCTTATTTTTGAACAACAAGGGCTTGAAAATGAATTAAGAGATAGATTAATCAATAAATATCAACGCAATCCAGAAATTACTAATGAAGAGCATAGAAATGATATAAACAACGATATGTTGCTTATCATAGGAGTTTATGGAGGTGTTGAAGAGTTGAATAATTATTTTATCAAGTACCCCGAAGTAGATAGTATTGAAGATTTAGAGGAGGCTTTGATTTATGCTTACGAATACAGTATATATGAGAACTTAGCATTTATTGCTAATATTATTAGAGAGAGAAGACTTCCGCTGACAACAATGTTTCCGCAAGGAGCCGCTTTATTAATAGACGAAGAATTGGAGGTGCAATTATGAACGCTTTTGAACGACCAAAAACAAATATAGATCAGTGCCTATGGTGCGGTGATTTAGTTTATAAAGGTGGGCTAGATGAATCTTATCAATGCTACACTTGCAAGCGAAAAACTGAGAAAGAAATTAAAGAAAAAAATCAAGTCGGTGTTAAAAATTATGATTGGCTTGATGATCTTGACAAGAAAACTAAAGATAAAATCATTTTGGAAGCTGAAACATCAATCGGCTACAAAAAGAGATTTAGCAAAATACAAGATTTTTTAACTTATGTTTATAAAACTTATGCGATCAAATTCAGTCAAGGCGATTTCTTAGAGCTTAGAAAAAGATATTTACAAGACAATCCAAAGTTTGAGTTTAAGAACAAAAGGCTAAAATTGAAGGAGTAATTGACAATTAAAAAAATAAGAAGCAAAATGAAAGAGCAATCTAATTTGCAAAAAATGGAAGTAAGTAAAAATATGGAAATTCAAATCAATAAACTTCACAATAGACATGTTGCCAAGATTTTATCTCAATTAAATGAGGTAAAAGCTCCTCAAATTATTATTGATGCAGTCAAAAGGCAATTTTCATATTATACTACTGATATTAAGGAACAAGTTTTAACAAGTAATACTAATCATTATGACAAAAGTTACAATCAATAAAATCAATACTTCATATGCACTTGCATTGCACTTGCATTGCACTTGCTTTAATTTTGCATATGCTAAACATAGTTTATATGTTTATAGTTTATTGTTTATATGTTTAATTATTAACTTTTAAATGTATAAACTATGAAAGACAAAATTTATTACTTCCAAGAGAAATCAAACGATATTTTAGATTTACAAGATGATTTTACAGCTGAAGAGATTGGAATTTATTTTATTTTAAAAGCCGCTTATTTCAAATATGCTGGTGAGATTAAAAAAGATAATATTTGTCAAAGATGTAAATTCTTTGGCGATAAAGCTTTGTTAGATAAAATGGTAAAAATCATTTTTGAAGAGCAAGAAGGTTTACTTGTAAATAAATCTTGGTTAAGCGATATTAACGATATTAAAGAAAGATCAGAAAAAAGAAAAAAAGCGGCCGAGGAAAGGTGGGAAAAAGAAAAACAGAAACCCAATAAGAACCCAAGGAAACCCAAGAAAACCCCTGAGCCTAAATTTACCCCCCCTACTCTCCAGCAAGTTAAAGATTACTGCATAGAAAAAGGTTATCTATTAGATTGCCAAAAGTTTATTGACTTCTACACTGCTAGCAATTGGAAAGATACAGGAGGTAAACAAGTTCAAAATTGGAAACAAAAGGTTATTACTTGGCTTGGAAGAGATAAACAATCACTTACCCTGCCGAGCAATGTAATTGAAATCAACAAAATTGCAGGTGACTTGGTAATCAAAGAAATAAAAGAATATCACTTAGAAATAGACCTTGTGTGTGTCGCTGGTGGGGCGGAAAAAATGAGAGCTTTACCAGAAGATAAAAGGCAAGCTATTAAGCAAAAGTTTAACAACAAAAAAATAAATTTAGTATGAGACAGTTATTCAACGAAGAAGCAGAGCAAATAATTCTAGGAACAATCATAGTAAAAAATATGTATTATGCTAGAGTCAGCGATATTTTGGAAGCTAAACATTTTATTGTCGTAGATCATCAAAAGATTTACCAAAAAATTGTTGATGGCTTATCTAATGATGATGTATCAGATCAAGTAACTCTTGGCAATTTTTTTGCAAATGAAATAAATGGTGGTCACGAATATTTAAGGCAATTACTTTCAAAAGCTTCAGTAATTGTTGATATTAGAAAATATGCTTTTCAAGTTTTAGAGTTAGCTAAAAAGAGGCAACTTGAGGAACTTTTAACCACTCTTAACAATAATTTAGAATCAGCTAATTTGGTTGATGTAATGAATCAATTAGACGCTGGCATTACTCAAATTGATACTACTGCAGAGAATATCCAATTGTTTGGAGTTGATGATTTAGTGCAAGACTGGGCTAACAACATTGAGAAAGAGAATAATTTAAAACCTATTCCAACAAAATTACCAAGTCTTGATAAGATGTTAAACGGAGGATTGCAAAAAGGAGGGCTATATGTGTTAGCGGCTTCAAGTGGAGGGGGTAAGACCTTTTTTAGTCAAAACATCATTCTAAACGCTTTAAAATGCGATTTAGGGGCATATTTTGTTAGTATGGAGATGCAGAAGAGAAAAATATTTACAAGATTTATTGCTATGATTGCTCAAATTAACTCTTTTAGAATCTTAAAAGGAAATATTTATCAACATGAAGAGCCAATTTTACAAGATGCTATTAAGCAATGGGAGGGGTATAAGAAAACTTTCTTAATAACTGATTTAGTTAAGTTATCGGCAACTAAAATAGAAAGTGCTTTAAAAAGGGCGATAAGAAAGCAACCGATTGATTTAATGGTTATTGATTACGCACAAATAATGGAGCTTAGTGACGCAAGAAATATGAACGAGGCTAGTTTGATAAAAGAAAATGTAGTTAAGCTTGCACAAATTGCTAAGAAATATGATATATCAATATTGCTATTAAGTCAATTAACAAAAGATAAGATAAGTGGCAGGGTGGGGCTTGGAAGCCTTAAGGGTTCAGGCGGATTATATGAAGATGCGGATTGTGTTATTGCAATGTGGGCAGAAGAAGACCAGCCAAAAAATGTATGGAAAAAACTTAAAATAGAAGTGCTTAAAAATAGAGATGGATTATCAGGTGGGCTTGATGTTGATTTTGACGGCGAGTTTGGCAAATTTACTGAGGTAACTAACAACGATTTCTAAAACAATGACACATATAAGCGAGTATATTAACAAAATATTAGAGCAACTTGAAGACAATAGAGGTCAACGAGAATGTAAATAAATTATTACCTAACTTTAAACAATAACTTAACCCTACCAAGCCTTTAATTTACTGGCTTGATAGGTATTGTAAAAAAAATTAAAAAAAAGGGGTTGACTATTATGTTTATAATTGTTAATATTTAACAATAACCAAAAACAAACTATAACTAAATACTTAAATACTAACTAAATACTTAAATACTATGAAAGCACAATACACTAGATTCGAACTAGACGATCTAAAGCAAATTAGCAAAATGATTGACAACAAAAATATCACTTCTTTTGAAGCCCTACAATCAGCTTACAAAATAGCTCATTTAATGGAAGAGAACGCCAAAGAGCGCACGCAAAGACAATCAACTTATTATTGGGGAAAATAATGTATTGGGTAATAGAAACTTGCGAGGGAGATTTTGAAGCTACTAAACTAAAAAGTGCTATAAATTTATTGCTTAATAACTGTGTAGAAAATCAACAACCTTCTTATATAACCGATGTTTACGCTGTAATTAATTATTATGGTGATGACAAAGAAAGGTTGTTATCAACTGCTTGGATTAATAAAATACAAGATGGCGTAGATAAAGAATATAAAGTAAGGCTTAAAGAATACAAGCAAGAAATAAAAGCTCAAAAAGAATTAGAAAGCGATTACTGGGAGGGTAGGTTATGAACGATTTAGATAATTTTATGCAACAAGAGGAAAAAATATTTAAGCCAATTTTACAAAAAGCAATTGATGATGAGTCATATATTTATAACTTGATCAATAAAAAAGATAAATCACAGGAAGAGGAAGAGTTTTGCAAGGCTTTTAGTCAAGCTTGTGATGAAATGTCTTTTGGAACAGGTTTGCACCCAAACGATGATTTAGAGCAAATTCAAGAAATGGTTTTAGAAAGCTATTTTGAAAGATATAATATTAATTAAAACAATAGAGACAATGACAAACGAAGTAACGATTGTAAATTTTACAGAGGATCAAGTTAAATTAATTAAGTCACAGATTGCTCCAAAAGCAACAAATGATGAATTACAATTATTTTTGTATCAAGCAAAAAGAACAGGCTTAGACCCGCTTACTCGTCAGATTTATGCTATACATAGAAATGTAAAAGAAAAAGAATATGGCAGAGATGTTTGGAAGCAAAAAATGTCAATCCAAACTTCTATTGATGGTTTTAGAGTTATTGCAGAAAGGAGCGGTGATTATGCTGGTCAAGACGAGCCTGTTTTTATTGAAAAAGACGGCAAGTTAATTTCGTGCAAAATAACAGTTTATCGTTTTCGTGGTGATACTCGCTATCCAGCGGCGGTCGGTGTTGCCTATTGGACAGAATATTGCCAAACTGATAATCAAGGGAATCCTACTCCAATGTGGAAAAGAATGCCACACACAATGCTTGCTAAAGTTGCAGAAGCACTAGCATTAAGAAAGGCTTATCCGCAAGATTTAAGTGGTCTTTATACTGGCGATGAAATGACACAAGCAGATGAACCGCAAGCAGATGAACCAAAAGAGCCTGTTGATGTAAAGCCTAACTTTTTTAAAGAGCCAACAGGGGCAATGGCTAATATTGCAAACGGAGCTAGCGAAGATATGAAGCTAAAAGCCGAAGAGAAAAGGCTTAATGATTTAAAAACTTCTTTGGCTAGCATGGGAAGTGTTGCAGAAATAGATGGTTATCTTGAAGAAGCACAGACTACTAAAGGCAATACTAAAACAAGAATGCAAATATTAAAAACAATGAGTGAAGTTAATGTTTCGCAAGCACTGCTAATAATCAAAAATGCTAAGTTAGCAGTTGACCCTGAATATAAGGGGGAGTAATGACTAAAGAAGTATTAAAAACCTACTACAAAGCCGTTAATGCAATGATTGAGGAGCTTTTAAAAGAAAGCGAGATAGTATGAAAACAATACACTTTGATTTTAATAACCCATCTTGCCTTAGCGAAAAGCAAAAAGAGGTTAGTCTTAACATTGTTGATCGCTTGGAAGCTAAAAAGAATTTTAGTATAATATTTGATGACAATGAAAGCAAAACATTGCAACAATTAAGGGGTATTCATAAGCTTTGTGATTTGTTAGCTAAAAGATACACAGAGACTCAAGGCAGGTTCTTTAGTAGGGAAATGGCTAAAGACTCAATTAAGTTTAAATTTGACTACTTACGCTTTGCTAATGAAGAAGAAGCTTTCAAGGAAGCGATAAAGCTAAGGGCTGAGGGGTTAAGGATTGGCAAGAAAATGACTATCAAGCAATTTAATTTCTTGGTGGATAAATTACAAAAAACTTTATTTGTGCCTAGAAGTTTTAAAGATGCTAGCAAAGAGGAAATGATGGGGCTTATTGATAAGATTGAGCAATTTGCAAATGATATGGGTTGGCACGAAGTTAAACTTGAGACTAGAGAAAAACAAGAAATGATTAATTATTATGAAAAAAATGGAAAATAAATTAGAGTTTGAACACGAAAAACACAGCTGTTTTGAGAAATGGAGATTGACTTATTATAAAGCAAAAAAAGTCCCTTGCTCTGATAAAGAAAAAGCAATGTACGGGGTAGATTATAAATACGAAAAAGCTCCCGAAGAATATGTAATAATAATTTATACAGATATTTTGTCCGATTCAAGGCAAGAAGTTTATTGTGTAAGTTCATGGGCTGATTCATATCCGCTTAAAGGTGAAAGAATATTTAGTTTTTTAAATTTAGAAAACGCTAAAAGAGTAGCATTGTGTATAGCAAAATGCGACATAGCTGGTATAGATATTGAATTTGATAAATTAAACTCAGAAGAGTTTGATTTATATTTAACAACCAAAGAAAAGGAATTAGAGGAATATGAAAACAATGGAAAATAAATTAGAATTTAAGCAAATATTCAATCGTTTGACTAAGGAAAAATTACCAGCTTGGGAATTGATTTATTCAAAAGAAAAAAAAATACCTTGTACTAAAGAAGAAAAAAGGATTTACGGAGTAAGTTATAAATACGAAAGTGATATTCAAGAGTGTTATATACGCATATGGGAAAACATATTAATAGATTCAAAGTCTCTTATATATGAGTTTTATAGCATTCGTACTAGTCAGTATGATATTAGGACTAATTTTATAAGTCCTCAAATATATTGCTCAAACTTAGATAATGCTAAAAGGATGGGATTGTGTATAGCAAAATGCGATTTAGCTGATATAGATCTTGATCTTGACAACTTAAGCAAAAAAACTTGTTACTCGGATATAATAGCCAAAGAAAAGGAGTTAGAGGAATATGAGGCTCTTTATAAAAAACCCTAACAACTGCTTAGATTGTGGCAGTAAGGAAGTACAAGAAGAGTGTTTTGATTATAGAAAGTCGGCTCATTACTTTTGCAAAGAGTGTTACGAGATGAAGATTTGTAATAAGAAGAAGGGATTTACCTTTGTTTTGTTTAGCAGGGTGATGAAATTGAAGCCAAAAAATAATTGGATTATTAATAAAATATATTGACTATTAACAATTAATGTTGTTAAATATTAACTATTATTAACATAACTTATTATGAATAAAATATTTTCAATTAACATAACAGAAAACCAATATACTTTGGTTAGTAGGATTGCCAAGAAGCAACATAGGAGTCTTAGCTCTATTATTAGGCAACTTCTTGATGCTTATATTGAAGATTATATTGATGCTGAGCAGGCTGAAAAAGTTATGAAAGATATTAAAGAAGGTAAAACGGATT